ATTGATACAAAGAATTGGTAGAACATTAAGAATAAGACCAAATCACAAGGCAAATATCTTTATTTTGGTTTGTAAGAATACTCAGGATGAAGTTTGGCTTGAGAATGCTATTAGAAGTCTTGATAAAAATAAAATAACCTATAAAATGATTAATGAATATATGACATGAACACAGAAGTTATAGAAATTTTAAAGAAGAATAATATCTCAGTTGATGATGGATTAACTTATTTGCTATCTTTACACTATAACCTTAATCCTACTTTTATACCAAATGTATTAAAGGCTCAAATCTTGGCAAGTGGTATAGTTTCTCCTAAAGATGGAGTATTAATTTGGAATGTTTCTTTGTTTGAAGAAAACATTACTCATTTTGAGTGGGTTAAGGAATATAGAGATGCTTTTAAGAAGATAAATCCTGAAAGAGCTGGAAACCTGAATACTTGTGTAGAAAGATTTAAAAGATTTTTTGCAGCAAATCCTCAAGTAAGAGTAGAGGATGTAAGAGATGCAGTGAATATGTATTTTAGATCTTTACAAAGTCCCAAATATCTAATGAAATCTCACAACTTCATATATATGGATAAAGGGACTTATAAGACAAGTGAATTGGAAGTATGGCTTGAAAGATTAGCAGAAATAAAAGAGTCAGAAAAAGGTAGATCAAGTCTCTCAAATACAATGAAATGAGTAATTTTATAGTTGAATTTAAAAAAGGTCAAGTTGGAAAGAATAAGGGTCTTCCTATGGGTAAAGGTCTGGAAGCTATTTCAAAAGCTATTGATGGTATTCAAAGAGGTATGATGTATGTTATTGCGAGCTCACCTAAGGTAGGGAAAAGTACGTTTGTAAATTATGCCTTTATAATAAGTCCATATTTATATTCTTTAGAAAATCCAAGTGTAAAAATAAGATGGATTTATTACTCATGGGAAATGGATAGAGTAACAATGGAATTTGATTATGTTTGTCATTTCTTGTATTCTGATTATGGAATATCAAGAATAGATTTGCCTCCAGGTGTTACCCATGAAAGAAAACCATACATAGATATTTCAAGTTCTTTCATTAGAGGACAAAAAAAGGATGACAATAATAATATTATTTTAGTCCCTGAGTTTCTCTATGAAAAAATAAAAATTATTTATAATGAACGTATAATTCCTTTATTTGGTGAATATAGTGAATCAGGAGTTCTAATAAAAAGAGGTCTTATTGACTTTATTGATAGAGCAGATAATCCTACTGGGATATATAAAAATATTCTTAACTTTGCAGATGCAAGAGGTACTTTTGTAAAAGAAGAATACTTTTCTGAGAGAACCAATAAAACTGAATCAAGAGTAGTAGGATATAAACCTAATAACCCTGATGAATATGTAATAGTTATCCTGGATACCATAAGAAAGGTAAGAAGAGAGAGAAATTTTTCCTTAAAGGAAACAGTAGATAAAACTATTGAATATGCTACTGAATTAAGAAACTTTCTTAAATATACCTTTGTCCCTATAGTTCACTTAAATAGAGAAATGGCTGATATTGAAAGACTGAAATTCATGGGAGACTTAATATTTCCACAACCTGAAACAATTAAGGAAACAGGAAATCTCTCTGAGGAAGCTACTCATATTTTTACTATGTTTAATCCTAATGATGAAAGATATAACCTTACAAAACATTTTGGATTGGTTATAAAAGACAGTAAAAGAAATGAGTTATATCCTAATTTAAGAACCATACATCTTGTTGAGAGTAGATATGTTCCTTACCCTCAACATTTCAGAGTTAATATGAATGGAGCATTAAAAGATTTTAAAAAATTTGAAGAATAATGGCTAAGATACTTATCCTTGCTCAAAGTGGTTTTGGAAAAACAACCAGTATTGGACCTTTACCTGAATTAGGTATTACAGGTTTAGATCCTAAAAGTACTTTTATTATAAGTGCTACATCAAAACCTCTTCCGTTTAGAGGTAGTAATAAGATATATAAAATAGTAGATCCTTTAGAACCTCCTACAGAGGAAAACGGGAATAGATTAATCAGTAACAATGGTTTTTTTATAGCTAAAACTATTACTTATCTCTTATCAAATAGACAAGGAATAAAGAATATAGTAATAGATGATGCTAATTATATCATGCAGGATTATTATATGTCTAATGCTTTGAAAAAAGGTTATGATGTATTTAAGGAGATTGGTTCTTCCATGAATGCCATATTTAGTGTTATGGAAAGTTCCTATACTGTGAATTTCTTTATGATGGCTCATTATGAAGAATATAAAGACAGTAATGAGGATACTATATCATATAGATTTAAAACTGTTGGAAAGATGACCCAAGATTTTATAACTCCTGAAGGGAAGTTTGATGTCTTATTATTTGGGAAACAGTTTTATGATGAACAGAATAAAAAAGTTATAAAGAATTTTGTAACTAATTTTGATGGAAGATTCCCTGCAAAATCTCCTGTAGGTATGTTTAATGAACTTTACATTCCCAATGACTTGGGATATGTAGAAAAGGCTGTAAAAGCTTATTATGAATAGTGAAATGAATTATGTCTAAAAAATAAAAAGTTATGTCAGAAATTAAGAAAATTTATTTATCAAAGTTAACTCAACAGGTAAATGAAGGTATGAAATTAAAACCTTTAGCAGAATATTATGGATTACCTGTAGCACAGATGAAGAAAATTCTAAATGAAGCTGGTTTAAAGATCAGGAAATTTAGAAATCCCTCTTATGAGCTTGTAATAGATATAGGAGAAGAAGAAAGTGTAGAAGAAAGTGAGGAAGAAGAGAAGTTCTTTGAAGAGGAAGAAGAATTTTTAGAAAGTTTTAACAATTTAATTAATTAAAAAGAATGGAAGATAAAATTTTAGGATTTGGTTATCAGGATGACCAGGATGAGAGTCTAAAATCAAAAGACTTTAGTTATGGAGTATTTGGTTTAAACCAAAGGGTATTAATGACTAAATGTGATTATAACCCTAATGGTGGTGCTAATGGAACTGAAAGTGATTGTCTTGATATTTCCTTTAAAGTTGGGGAAGGAGAAGTAAATCAAAGGTGGTTTCCTATCACAAGAGTTTTTTATAAAGGAGAAGAACTTACAGATACAACTTCTTCAGAGTATATAGCAGCTTATAATGAACAGATGAAACATTTTAAAGCTGTTATGACACACTATTTAAAAGCTTTTAATACAGAGGAAACTATTAAGGGAGCTTTCAAAACACCTCCTTCAAACTTTGTAGAATACTTTAAATTAGTATCAAGATTAATGTCTCAGGGAATTGCCAATAAAATCCTCTTAGATTTATTCCTGCAATACCAATGGAATATTGGGGAAAATGCAACTCAGACTTATCTTGAAATTCCAAAAAATCTCAAGGATGGTGCTTTTCTAACACCTCATATGAAACCTGTTGGGGAATGGAAAGAAGAACACAATTGGATTGAAAAGGATGAAAAGGGTTTTTCAATTTCTATGGAGGGATTAAGATATGTTGATGATGCTGGAAATGTTCACAGGTTTAAGAGAAATAAAAATTTCATGGAAAGTAATAAAGCCAAGAAACAAACAAGAACTCCTGTAAATATGAGTACAGATTCATCTGCAAAAGCTGCTACTTGGTAATATATTAATAAAATTATCTATATATGGAAAACTTATTTGACTTTCAAGATGATAACATAGAAGTAAATAACTATATAGATAAGAATGAAATATTAAAATATATTACAGAAGAGGAGATTTTTGAATATGTATTGAAGTTTAAACCAAATGAATTTGATTATATTTGCTCTCCATTAAGAGAAGATAGAAATCCAGGTGCTTATTTTCAAAGATATAACAATAAACTGTTATTCATTGATTGGGCTGATCCTTTTTGTACTCACTATAATTGTTTTGATTTTATAAAAAGATACTATCATCTTTCTGATTTTTATACAGTATTAAAATTCATTGAAGATAATATTATAAATAAAAGAGAAATAAAAAGTAGAGTAGAAGAAAAAAAAGGAGAAGAAGTTAAGAGAAAGGCTGAAATCTTAATAGAAACAAGACCTTTCAATAATACTGATGGATTATATTGGAGTAAATATGGAATATCTAAGAAAAATTTGATACAGGATAAGGTATTTGCAGTAAGTAAAGTTAGAGTTAAAAACAAGAAAGATAGAGAATTTCCTGTATATACAAAATGTTTTGCTTACACAAATTTTCCTGAAGGAAGAAAGAAACTTTATTTTCCATTTAAAAAAGGAAGAGGAAGATTTCTTTCAACCTGTACCAAAAATGATATAAATATTGATCATCTTATAAAAGTGCCACAACTTGTTATAACTAAAAGTTATAAGGATTATAGAGTGCTGAGAAATTTGGGAACTAATGTAATATGGTTTCAAAATGAGGGGGCTTTTCCAGACAATCTAAAGGAAATAACTTCAGGTTATAAAGAGGTTGTGGTATTTTTCGATAATGATAATAAAGGTATTGTTGCAGCAAATAATCTTATAAAAGAAATTGGTGAAACTTCAAGAAAAATTCATTTGTCTATATCATTATTGGAGCAAGGGATAAAAGATGCTTCAGATATGTGGTTACATAAAGGAGAAAATGAATTAAAACTTTTTTTAATAAAAAACAAAATTAAATTGTATGAATCCATTAGACATAATTCATAGTAGTTTTAATCCCATTTTAGAATATCTTTATCAAGAACCTCTGATAACTCTTAATAATAAGATATTACCTGAAATATCTTTTCAACCTGCTCCTAATGATATATTCAAAGTATTCAGAATGCCTTTAAAAGATATAAA